TGTGGCGCGCCATCGGTAAGGAATGTTGCGGGCTCGATGACGAGCACCACCACACTTACGAGGCATGCACCGGGGCTATTCGACGGGAGAAGCTATGAAGATTGGCATTGCCGCAGGGCACAGCGATCATCCGGACAATGATGGACACCGGCAGTATGAGTTCAACTGCTGCGAGACAGTTGAACACAGCATAGCACTGCTGCTTAAGGACAGTGCCATCGACGTCTGCCAACCGATGAACGGCCCAGGTGATATATATGCTATGCCAAACGATGAAGCGCTCAATGAAAAGGTTAAGTACTTCAATGCCGCTAAGGTCGACCTGGCTATCGAGCTGCACCTGGATCGCTTCCCCGGTGGCGTGGCCGATCATTCCATGGCCATCCACTGGCCAGGTAATAGCGATCACCGAGGCTACCAAGCCGCTCATCAGATCACCGATCAGCTGAACAACACCTTCCCCTGGCCCACACGTGGCGCCGTAGATACGAAGATACTGGGCCGTGACCTGGCTTTTCTGCGCGATACGAAGATGCCAGCTGTCATTGTCGAGGCTGGGTTCATGGACAACCCGAAGCACCGGGCAGTGATGGACACGCCGGCCTTCCCCGTCCTCTACGCCGTGGCTGTGTTCCAGGGCATCATGCGGTGGATTGAGATTGAGGCATGAGATGGCTCAGATGGATAGGTATGCTAGCAGTGATTCTGCTCCTCTCTTGCGATCCGGGACCGAACCACAGCAACTACGACCTGGAGTACATCTACGACGTGGATACTGAGTTATGTTTTGCAGCTATCAGTCCTCGCTCAACCTATAAAGGTGGTTCGGTCTTGCTCATAGAATGCACCCCAGTTGTTAAGGCTAAAGCGAGTCCCCCCTGATGACCGACTCCCCCTGGCTGACCACCGATGAGTGCGCCGCCCACCTCAAGCTGCGGCCCAAGACGATCCGCGAGTATGCCCAGAAAGGCAAGATCCCCTACTACAAGGTAGGCAACCGGTTGCGCTACCACCGAGGTGAGATAGATACCTGGTTCGAGAAGTACCATGTCATCGCCCTGACTTACACCGAAGGTGGGGGTCGACCTCCCTCCGGACAAGGGCCTAGTTTAATGAGGGTAGATGAACAAACTTAAGGTGCGTTATAGCCTGGGAGATACCCCTCTAACTACCGGTAGGAATTGTAGTTATCCTACCTGTTCTAGTTAGTGTCCTGACAGGTGCGTGACACCTATCGTTGCTTTGTCGTGACAAATTTCTTACATTGCACCTATGGCCCTCATTGCTGACATCATGGAGCTGGCGCGCCTCCTAGAGACTAAGCCCGAATTGGTGGAGATTATCGCCAATGCGCGGCCCAAAGAATATGAGGAGGTGCAGCGCCTCATCGCCACGCCCTTCTTCCAATGGAAGCCCTATGGCTGGTATCTGGGCCAGTCTTGGGGCGGGTATGAGCCGCACCGCCGTAACCCCTGTCAAGTGGGCTTCCTGGCCGATCCCTCGCACAACAAGTGGGCCATCTGTGGGAACCGCACCGGCAAGACCGAGACAGGAGACTATGAGGACACCTGCGATTGTGTAGGCATCGACCCCCTGACGGGCGGTCGTTCGAAGCGCTTCTTTGAACCTATCCGTATGTTCGTCATCAGCGACACCGAAGAGACCTCTGTGCAAGTGGTGGAGCGGATGATGGTAGACCGCGTCCTGGGGTGGGACGAACAGGGCTACCTCTGGAACTTCGTCGACGACGACTGTCAGTTCAATGACCGCACCGGATGGACGGGGCACACCCTAAAGTGGACCACCGGCTCCATCCAGACGTTTAAGTTCAGCACACAACGACGCAACACCTTCCAGGGTGTCAAGCTGCACAAGGCCCGCATGGATGAGGTGCAGCCGCAGGACATCTACTCCGAGACTATCGCCCGCCTCATCGACTTCAATGGTTACTTCTCCGGCACCATGACCCCGATCTACGATAAGACGCACGGCATACCCTGGATCTATGAGGAACTCTACCTGAAGCGCGATGCCAAGCGTCTGTCCTTCCACAACTGGTCCCTGGATGACAACCCCCATATTCCCGTGGAGGCCAAGCAGCGCCTCATGCAGGAGTGGGACGAAGATGAGATCGAGGCTCGCGCCTTTGGCATGTTCGTACCGATCGGAGTGAAGCTGGCCCTGCCCACCACGCTGATGCGCCAGGTGCGCGCCACCATCAAAGACGCCATACATGGGCAACTGGCTATGACGGAGACGGAAGAAGTCTCCTTCTACACCACCGAGGAGCTCAAGGGCGAAGACCCTATTGCCGATCCCTTTGCTGGGTCGCCGATATGGGCCAACGCGCCGGCGGTGACGACCAAGACGTTCCCGATAAATGGCGTCAAGCACACGGTGGGCGATGTAGAGTGCGGCACCTGCGAGCACCCGCCCTCGAACTGCCCCATCTGTGAGGGGTTGATTCACTCTGAGCGGGTCACCGACAACGAAGAGTGGACCCCTCACCTGCTGGAGGTCTGTGACCTTTGTGGCTATGAGGCACAGGAAGGGGGGCGTGCTCGATGAGCGACTATGCGTTGCGCGTCTGGGCCCGGCCGGAGCCGGAGGGGATCTATAGCATCGGCGCCGATCCATCGGAGGGCCTTGCCCATGGCGATGATGCGGCGGCTGAGGTGATCGACTGCCGCAATGGGGAGCAGGTCGCTGAGCTGCAGGGGACCATCGACCCCTTCTCCTTTGCAGAGATGCTGTTCCTCCTGGGCACCTGGTATAACCGGGCGTTGGTGGGCATCGAGAACAACAAGGATGGAGGAGCCAACCGGAGGCTCTTCGAACTGGGCTACCGTAACATGTATTGGGAGCGGGCCAACCAGGGAAAAGCCTACGACGAGGCCACGCCGAAGCTAGGCTACAACATGAACCTGCGCACCCGACCTATCCTGGTGGCGCAGGGTCGACGTTATATCGAGGACGGGTCTGTGACACTGCGGTCCCGCCATCTGCTGGGCGAGTTCGAGACCTTCGCCCTAGAGATGGGCAAGTTCCAAGCTATACGCGGGGGCCACGATGACCTGGTCATGGCCTACCTCATAGCATGTGAGATGATGCGTGTCGTGCTGCTCTCCTCTAACCTGCAGGGGGCGCAGCAAGGCATAGGCCCCGGACAGGACGTGGACATGAATGAGAAAGAGCTATCGAGAGTGGATCGGCACGTGAAGCAACAGCGAGCAAAAGCACCGGCGGCACGTCCGGATTACACTTCTACGATGGAGGCATTGATATGAATCTGTGGTTTATCTTGTTGGCAACCGGCCCCATGATGGTGGTCATTGGTGCGCTGCTGCGCCAGCTCAATAGGGAGCGTGACGAGCGGGCGGAGATGATGCTCAAGTATCGGGAGCTGGCCCTGCGTGTGCGTGCCACACAGCTGGCCTGGGAAGGGCCTGCTCAAGAGATGGGTGAGGAAGAGAGCTATCGGCACTATCTGAATAACCCCCTCTCCACGGTGGACGAAGTGGAGGGTTCCCTATGAGTCCGGCCCCCCCGATGAACTTTCCGGTGCCACCGGGTCAGTCCGGCATGCACCTGACCGGCAGTGCGGCCATGGATACCGGCGACAGTGGTATCTTGACGAAGAAGGACGGTGAGATGGTAGCTACCCAGCTGACGAAGATGGGCACGCCGGGTATCGCGCTACATAAGCGGGGAAAGGAAGTAACGGGGGAGGCATACCCAGCTCCAGCGGAAGCGGCCGGTCCCGTGGCACCCGAGAAGATCGAAGTCACGGACCAGCTGGTGGCGCAGATGATCCTCAGCCAGGGCAGCTTGGGCGGGGTCTATGTCTCGTCGAGCTTACAGACCACACACGGCTGGTTCATAGATCGACCCGATGGGGGGGTGTATCTCATCAGTGTCTCCGACTGGATAGCGGGGCACACTGAAGCGCTGCATCAGGTGGAAAGCCTGTCGTTGGAGTCCAACAGGTTACACTTTGCCACCACCTCCTTAGACGAAGACCCGGTACTGGGGCCGCTGCTGGCTATGTTGGGGTAGAAATAAGGCTTGACAAACTGAGGCCGCCGTGTTTATTGTACGGTACTATCGTTACAACTGCACTGTATTTGTCACGACACGGTTTAGGTTATGCCCAAGAACGACGCCGCTTCGACCTCTCCAGTCTCCTCGCTGAGTAAGGTACCTACCAGCACAGAGGACCTGCTGACCTTCGCCGATGATGTGTGGTCCCACCTACGCCACTCCCGCACTGCCCTCGTAAGAAACACGCATGAGGCGCTCCACTTCCTCAATGGAAATCAGTGGATACGCTCCTCGAATACCGGTAGCCGCTTTGAGCGGCACACCATGGACTCCTGGATACCCACGCCGGTTACCAACTATCTAGTACGCAACTACGACCGCATACTGGATATCTTCCTCTCTGGGCGATTGAACGCAGAGGTGAACCCAGCTTCGCGCAGCCAGAGCGACATCGAAGCAGCCCGCGCAGCCCGCGCCCTAGCTCTGAGTGAGTACGACCGCTTGAAGACGGCGATGTACTTGCATGGCCCGGCCGCCGCCTGGCTGATATTGACCGGTTCCTGCGTCCTCTCCGCACAGTGGGCGGCCAAGGCGGGCAGTAAGATACGCCAGCCGAAGATGGACCTGGTCACCGCACCGGTGGAGGAGAGCGTCCTGCGCTGTCCGGACTGTGGCTACAGCGAGGTGCCGCAGCTGGCGCCGGAACGCTGCCCCACCTGCTTCGACAAGCCTTTCCTGGAAGAGGGACGTCGCCAGCAGACCGACAACACCGGCCAAGGACTCAACACCTACACCGAGGAACAAAAGAAAGACGGTAGCGGCACCCCCCTCTACGACACCTACACGGTAGGTCAGGTGGAGGAAAACGCTATCAACATCCTCAACTGGTTCCCGCAGCCTGCCAGCACCTTCGAGCAGGTGCGCTACGTGGTGGAGGTAGACCCGATGGACCTGGATAGGGTGCGCGACCTGTTTGGGAACAAAGCCAAAGAGGTGGTTGGCGAGAAGCTGGACTATGAGAATTGGGCTGGCATAGATGCTGCGCCCAGCAGCGGGTTGGGGATGAATGACGATGAGGACCGGGAGCGGGTGATGGTGAAGATCCTACGACACATCCCCGATCACCGCTTCAAGAAGGGGTGTCTGCTGATCACCGCCAATGGGCACATACTGCATAAGAATGAAGACGGCCTGGACGCCACCGACGGCAAGCTCTCCTCAATCTACACCTACATCAAGTATCGCGAGATACCGGGTCAGTTTTGGGGTGGGTCCGCCTTCTCGGACCAGCTGCCCCTGCAAAAGCGCATCAACAGCATCGACAGCCACATCGTCATCAACCGCAAGCAGATGGCCGGCAACCAATGGCTCATACCGGAGGGGGCCGGGGTAGATCACGTCTCCGGCAAGCCGGGGCTGACGATACATTATAACCCGCACACCTCCGGAGGCTTTAAGCCGGAGCGCCTACCAGGGATACCCGTCACCGCGCAGGTGACACAGGAGCGCGAGGTGGCCGTGCGTGACCTCGATGAGATATCGGGCGCACGCGAGATCCTACAGGGGGGGTTGCCCCCCGGGTCCTCCGGACTGGAGACCGGCGCAGCAGTGGAGTTTCTACAGGAGCAAGCCTTCAAGCGCTTTGGCCAGGCTATACGCAGCTGGCGCCTGGGCCTGGGACAGCATGAGCACAACAAGCTCAAGATCATCCAGCACTACTGGACTGAGAAGCGCATCGTCACCGCACTGGGAGACAACAAGCAGCTGGAGAGTCACTACTTCTCCGGTGCTGACATCCACTCCGCACAAGACATGCAGGTCACCATAGGCCTGGGGGCCGACTTCTCCGAGGTGGCGCAGCAGCAGAAGATCATGAAGGCGGCCGAGAGCGGTCTGCTAGGGGATCTGCGACAGCCGCAGGTGCGGGGCAAGATCCTGGAGCAGCTCAACATCAGCGGCTTTGACAGCGAGTATGTGGTTGATGCCATCAAGGCCCGCCGCATACTGCAAGGGTTGCGCGATGGCGTCAGTGAGCAGGACCTGCCCACGTTCATCCCGCAGATAGACAACCCCGCCATACAATTTGAGATCTTTCGTGAGTTTATCCTTTCCTCCGATTACGAACAACTGGACGACAACCGCCAGCAGCAGATCCTCCAGCGGGCGATGCAGATGCAGCAGGTGCTGCAGCAGAAGCAGCAGGAGATCATGGCCAACGCGGAACGCGCCAAGGGAACCTCCGAGCAAGCTACCGATGCGATGGCCGCGTCGGGTGCCCTGGGAGGCCAATCTGTAGAAACTCAAGCCGTAGGAGGCTAGAAGATGTCTAATGTCACACCGGAACGAGCCGATGCTGGAACGCCGACGCCCGTAGCCACGCCGTATGAAATACCCGATCAGATCGACACCGCGACGCTGTTAGAGCTGACCGGCGGTCAACCGACCGAAGAGACCCCTGCTCCTGCCCCGGCGCCCGCAACCCTGGACGAAGTGCCAGCCGTTGCTGAACCCGCACCGGCGACCTTCACGCAAGAGCAGGTCGAACAACTCATGCGCACCGTAGTCTCAAACACTTTGAGCACCCAGGCGGCGGGCACTACGCCGGCTGTCGAAGCAGAGCCCGACGCGATGGAAGTCTTGCGCGCCGACAACCCCAGCATGGACCCGGAAGGGTTGAACTGGCTGGTCACGTCGATGCAAAAGGTGGTCGGGCCTATTGTCCAGAAGGCGATCCAAGAGGAGGTCCAGCCCCTACGAGCCGATGTAGATTCGGTCAAGGGGTTTGCTATGCAGACCTCCAACGAGCGCACCGTACGAGAGTATGATGCGCATCTCAACGATACGCTGGACACTCTTAAAGTGACCGATCCTTGGCACCGACAGGCGATCAAGGGCATGGTCACGGCAGAGGGTATGAAGATGGGCAATGCTTTCTCGATGAACAAAGCGGCTGAGATGGTGCGCACCTTTAACAATCAACGGGTGCAGTCCGGCCATCAGAGTCAACAGGTCTATATCGACGACAAACAGGGCAACATCGAAGCTGAACCTGCTGTGCAGCACACAGCGGGGGCGGGCACCGCGGCTGAGAGCATCATGGCGCGGGTGATGGATGCCGGTGATCGAGACATGGACATTGGTGCTCCTGGCTTCAACCGACTCGTACGGAACATCGTCGAGGGCGGCAAGCAGGCGGTGAGCGCTACGCTGGGCTGATGCACCCACTCTATTAGGAGTGATGTGGTATGGCTACAGTAACATATGCAACTTCAGACGGAAGCAGCCGATCCAGTATGGATACGGCGCTGAAGGACATCTACCTTCCGCGCCTGCGCTCCGTCGTACGCAAGAAACGGGTGCTCTCGGCCCGGCTCAAGAGCAATGCAGAGCAGACGTCGGTGTCTGGCCGCCAGGCTGTGGTGCCGATCAACCTGCGCCCTTCGGAAGCGGTGGGCGCACGCGGTGACGGCGAGCTGTTGCCGGCACCTCAGAAGCAGATCTTCGACGACTCCATCGTGCCGTATCGGTATAACTACGGCACCATCCGTATCACGCATCCCACCATCGCGGCCACACGCAACGATGCCGGGGCGTGGGTCAAGGTGGCCAACTCGGAGATGAAGGGCATCGAGCGCGACCTGGAGAACGACTTCAACCGCCAGAACTTCGGCTATGGCTCCGGTGTCTTGGGTCGCGCCAGCAACGCCGGTTCCACAAGTTCCGCGTTGACGCTCGATCCGGGGCATAAGGTGAAGCCCAATATGCTCCTGGATTCGTTCACCGCACTCGGATCGGGTACTAAAGAATTGGACGCTGCGGTGGTCTCTTCCGTGTCAGGTAATGCCATCACGCTGTCGGCTACGGATGACTGGACGGACAACGCGTTTGTCTTCCGCACCGGTGTCACCGATGCCAACCCAGCCACGCCGACCTACCATGAGCGCATGGGGTTGCAGGGCATCATCGACGACTCGACGCTGGCC